ACTGCCTTACCGATACCAGTAAGGGTCTGGTTCATTGCAGTTCCCCCTGCCTCAGCTTCAATACCTACGCTACTCATCGCGGTCGCAAGACCTAGAATTTCTGGGGTAGTCAAACCAGCAAGTTTACCGCCTGCTGCTAAACGGTTGGTCATTTCGACAATATCGCGTTCAGTTGTGGCAAAATGGTTACCCAAATCTACCACGGCTGACCCAAAGTGTCCAGACCATGTACCAAGATCCTTGCCGGACACTTGCATGATATTACCAATTTTAGCGATTGACGATGCAGCCTCTTCGGAGCTTAGGTTAGTAGACACTCCCAAATTAATCATAGTTTTGGAAAAGTCTTTGATCGCACCGATTGGTACACCTAACTGCCCTGCCGCTTCTGCTACGTGTGCGATTTCAACTGCACTAGATGGCATTTCTTTAGCCATCTCACGGATACTGGTAGATAGTTGGGCAAATTGTTGTGGAGTTCCGTCCACTGTTTTTTTAACGCCAGCAAACGCACTCTCATAATCAATCGCAGCCTTAACCGCAACCCCAGCGCCAGCAAGTAGTGGTACAGTCAGACCTTTTGTGAGTGTCGATCCAACACTTTGCATATTCTTGCCGATGCCCTGCATCTTCGAACCGAATGAATGCAAGCTATCACCGACTTGTGTCCATTTACTGGACTGGATATTGATTTCTTTAGTGAGGTCAGCATACCGCCCCCTCAAATCTGATAAGGTCGTAGCCGTCTGCAACATTGCATTACGTGCGCCTAACAAATCTTCTTTGTTTTTAGCACTCGCACTACTCAAATCACCAATCTTTGATTTTAGATTGTTATAGTGATCCGTCTGTTGCTTCAAAATGCCTTCATAAGCTTTAATACTATTCGCAGTTTCACCCAATACGGTTTTCATTCCTGCGATA